CCCAATAACAAGAAGAACGAGGTCGTACCCAATAACAAGGTCGCCCCCAACAACAAGAAGAATGAGATCGTGCCCAACAATAAAAAGAACGAGGTCGTTCCCAACAACAAAAAGAACGAGATCGTTCCCAATAACAAGGTCGCCCCCAACAACAAGAAGGTCACACCACAAAACAGGTTCAAGAAGGCTGTGGGTAAAATTAGTACTGTAGAGTCTATAAAGAAGGCTGGAGCCAATATTAGACGAAGAAACAATGCTATGAAAAAAATGGTCATGACTCAAAACAGGTTCAAGAAGGCTGCGGGTAAAATTGGTGCTATAGAGGCTTTGAAGAAGGCTGGAACCAATGCCAAGAACCGAAAGGAACTTGTGAGTAACCTGGTCAGCAATGCTATGATAACTGTTACAACTAACAATAAAAAACCAATTTACAACAACTCCAACTCAAACACCGAAAATAACACCAAACCCAAGAACACAGTTATCAAAAGTCCAACAACTATCAACAATCCTTTGTTTAATAATAAACCATTCAATGCTTCTGAAGAACTAAACAAACAGCTGAATATCAAGGGTAAAGAACTCAATAAGGCAAACACAAATAAGAAAATTCGTAATGGTGTGGAATTTAAAATCAAGCAGATTGAGGGTCTCACAAATGAGAATGTCACAGAATTCATGAAGAAATGGAACACGACGAAGAACCCTTTTACCCGCAAATCGATTTTCAATCAAGCGCGTAAGAGGGGTGAGGGTCGTCTCAAGGGTAAAAAAGTGAAAAATGAGAGAAACAAACCCAAACAAGAGAACAACTTCAATGCTTCTGCTGCGATTAACAAATTGAATATGGCACCCAAAAAGAACAGTCTTATGAAGAAGGCCAAAAACGAGGTTGGTCGTTTCGCTGGTCGGATCGGTAAATGGGATCCTGCCATTAAGAATGCAAAGAATAACGCAACTCTCACAAACTTGGAAAAACAGATGAACAAAAAGATTGAATTGCGTAAAGAAATTCAGACCAGTAAGATTGGACCAATAAAAAAGCGGGGTCATCTCGAAAAGGTCATGCAACTCAAGAATAACGTGGGTCAGAGGCGGAAGATTTTTGAAGAACAGTTGACAAACCTTTCAAATAAGGGTGAAAGAAACACCCTCAAAAAGTATATTCAGGGTCTGAATATTCCACGCGAAAATAAGAGTGGATACGTCAAGAGAATTAATGCACCCAATGCAAACCTCGCTTTGATTCGTGCATCGGTGAACAAACAGGTGAATCAAAAGATTTCCAATGCTTCAAAGTCTCTGGTTGCAGGGGCCATTGGTAAGATTCAAGCCAATGAAAACAAGAATATTGCTAATGCCTCAAAGTCTTTGGTGTCTGGTGCCATTGAGCAGGTGAAGAAGAATGAGGCTGCCACCAAGATCCAAGCTGTTGTCAGGGGGAAGAAGAACCGTAATATGGCTATGAACAAAAAGCGTACAGAATTTACTGAGTTGGCCAAGAAAACGAGTACAAACTTCAGTAGGAATATCATCGCTATGAAGAATATGAAAAATGCATTCAAGTTGAGGGGTAGGATTGAAGGCGCTGTTCGTAAGAATGTGCGTCCCATGGTTCCAATCACGGTGCCTCTCGAGGAAAATGGTGAAATATCAGCCGCGGCTCTCACCCCCAAACCCCCTAACACACCCAAGCCCAATAAACCTTCATTTAGATCTCTTGTCCAGAAAAACAAGGAAAAGCGGGTAATGAACGGGGTTAAGATTGCTGCCAAGATTGCGGAGAACCAGAAGAAATTGGCTGAGGCAACTGGTGCTCAGAAAGTTCAGTTGGCTAAACAACAAAGAGCTGCCATGAACAGAAATAAGGGGAAGAATGCATCCACCGCCGCGAGTCTTTTAAAACCGAAAAATAACAAGTTTGTTCAAAAAGGTATATCGAGTCAAGCCGCTCTTAAAGCGAATGCGAGACGGGCTGAACTTGCGGCTCGGAAAGCTGCAAAGAAGTCTGGGGGTACACAAAAAAAGCAACAAGTGAAGCGTAAGTAAACTCAAAATTATGTAAAATTGTATCTAAAAATGAATCACCCCGACGACGATTGCTCTGTGATTACCGACATGCCTCTCGGTGATGAGGTTGCAGACTTCATTGAACGGGGTCTCCATAGGGACATGACAGAGGAAAATGTATGGGAGTGGTGTGAAGAAAATTTAGACGAACTCACAACTATTTATGAGAAGTATCGGGGTACATACTTGTCATATGGTCAGGCAGACATGACTCTCTTTTTTGCGCAGACAGTGTACGAGAGAGATGACGCACACGAAATGATTAGCAATTTTGTAGACTTTCAATAATTGTAATTTAAAGAAATGAAATGCCTTTAAGTTAATGAGTAATTGTGATGTATGTTGTGAGAAATTAAATAAGATAAATCACAAACAAGTCAAGTGTCCTTTTTGTGATTTAACGAGTTGTAGATCATGTTCTCAAAGATATATACTTTCCTCTTTCGAAGATCCACATTGTATGGGGTGTAAGACTCTATGGAATCGTGAATTTGTGGATTCATTTTGTACCAAATATTTCCGAAACACGGAACTTAGACGACATCGTGAGAATATTCTATTTGAAAGGGAAAAAGCACTCATGCCTCAAACGCAACCCGAGGTTGAACGTGTTTTACATATTCGTAGATTGCGGGATATTATTAAAGATCAAAAATATAAACTTATAGAACTTCATAACAGGTATAAAACATTTGATTTGGATCAGATACATCCGATTCACCCAGAGATTCTTACATTATATCGTCAAATGGAAACTACACACAGACATTTAGAAGATATTCGATATCGTGGGACTCTGATAGACGGTGAACCTAGAAAGTTTGTAAGACAATGTCCAATGGAAGAATGTAAAGGATTTTTAAATGAGGAATGGTATTGTGGTTTATGTGATGACAAATTTTGTAAAAGTTGTAATGAGAAACTTACTGAAACACATGAATGTAATCCAGAAGTTGTAAAAACTATGAAACTCTTGAACAAGGATAGTAAATCATGTCCTAAATGTGGAACTGTCATACATAAGACAAGTGGGTGTGCACAGATGTGGTGTATATCGTGTCATACAGCATTCAATTGGCGAACAGGTGAAATTGATAAGGGGCGTATACATAATCCACATTTCATAGAGTTTAAGAAAAAAACGATGATGTCTCGGGAACATGGAGATATACCATGTGGTGGAGTACCATCATTCAGGGAACTTCGTGAAATTCTAGCTTCGAATGAAATACTTCGTTGTGCGGTAATTATACACGACGTGGAGCGGGAAAATATATATTTGGATCTTCGACCTATAGATAACTTACATTTCCGGGTAGCATATATGTTGAATGATGTAGATGAAGTTTATTTTAAACATCATTTACAGTGTCAAGAAAAATACCTTGAAAAAATGCGAGACATTTCAAATATTTTCGAAATGATGGCAAATAGTGGTGGTGATCTACTCCGACAATATGTTCTTGAACCTGAACGTCATGATGAGATTGTAGACATGATACATGAAATTGTGGACTATGGAAATGATATTTTTGAAACAATTCGAAAAAGATATACTTGTAAAACTCCTAGGAATATTTATATATGAATACAATAGGATGATACTTTTACTATTCATAATACTTATAGTCATCTACCTCTTACCCAAATACTCCAAACCTCGTATGATAAAAAACTTTTTATCAGACGATGAACGGAAATACTTAATGAAGGAAGCTGAGAAGAATATGGAAACATCGACTGTCACAAATGGTAAGAAAGTGGATGAGAATGTGCGTAAAAGTCAAACCGCGTGGTTGACTAAAGATGATCCAATTGTTCGAAATGTCATGGAAAGATGTCTCGAGTATACGGATAGACCTCTCACGAATTGTGAAACACTTCAGGTGCTCAAATATGAACCAGGTGGCTTTTATAAACCACACCAGGATGCATTTAAAAATGAAAGTAACATGAGAATGTACACATTTATTTTAGCTCTGAACGATGACTATGAAGGTGGTGAGACTGTGTTCCCCAAGTTGGGTGAAAAATACAAGCTCGGTGCGGGTGATGCCCTCTTCTTCGAGACACTTGATAATTATGAGATGATGACGTCCAAGGCTTTACATAGTGGAAAACCTGTAAAGTCTGGTGAGAAATGGATTTGTAATTTATGGGT